TGGTTGTACAAAAAATTTGATTGAAGGATTCTACAGAACAAGAAAAAATAGAGGTGCATCAGCATCATCATTCTCATATGAATGTAAGGAGTGTACTATAATAAGAGTTGTTGCTAGTAGAATGGCCAATAAAGTTTTGGATAGATGGGAATATCCTGACTGGTAGTCTGTTCATGCATTGTTTCCCACACGAAAAGTAACATTTTAATAAATAATTTCAGATAAACTGAGATCACGGAGAAAAAAATGGCGACTCCTCAATTATCTCCTGGAGTACAAATCCGAGAGGTTGACCTAACTGTTGGAAGAGCTGATAATGTACTAGATAATGTTGGTGCTATTGCAGCACCTTTTCAAATTGGACCTATTGATTTCCCAATTCAAGTTAGTACCGAACAAGAACTGATTAAATCTTTTGGCAAACCAATTTCTACAGATAACCACTATGAGTATTGGCTATCTGCATCAGAATTCTTGTCTTATGGTGGTATTCTTCAGGTAGTAAGAACTGATGGGAGCAACCTAGTAAATGCAAACGCAAAAATTACTAATGCATCCACTAAGGCATCTGGTGTAGGTGATGCATCACTAAAAATTAAAAACATCGATGATTATAGACTCAATCATGACGATGGTGTAGCAGATTACGTTTTTGCTGCTAAGAGCCCTGGTCAATGGGGAAATAATCTCAAGGTTTGCATGATCGATGACAAAGCAGACCAAATCCTAACCCTAAGTGCTGCTGGAATTACTTCTGCAGTAGTAGGATATGGTGTAAGTTATGCTTTTAATGGAGAAGTTCTTGCTGGTGCTGGAACAACTCAAGCACTTGATGGTTATCTAAAAGGTATCATCACTGAAAAGGATACAACAAATAATACAATCTCAGTTAAGATTACATCTAGAGTTTCTGCAGCAGGAACTGAGACTGATGTAACTTATACAGAACAATCTGAGGTTGCTTCATTCGTAGCTAACAAAGAAGTTTATATCATTGACAATAGTGGAGATGCTGTTGTTGGTGGAGTCGCAAGTACAATTACAAAGGCTGTTGATTGGTACGATCAACAAACACTAGGGTTAGATAACTTAGTCGTTTATTGGAGTCAAATTGCTCCAAAACCAACAACATCCAATTATGCTGCAGATAGATCTGGTAAGAATGATACACTGCATGTTGTAGTCGTTGATGACTATGGTACAATCACAGGAATTAGAGCAAATATTCTTGAGAAGCACCTAGGTCTATCTAAGGCATCTGATGCAGTTTCTGCTGTAAATTCTCCACTAAGAACCTTCTGGAGAGATTATCTAGCAAGTTCCTCCGCATACATTTATGCTGGAGATAATCCTTCTGATGGATCTGGACTTGAAGATGTTGTAGCATCTGGATGGAGTACTGGTTACACTGCTATTACCACTTCTGCTGGTTTATGGGAGCAAGAGGCTCAAGATGTAACCTTTAACACTATAGGAAACTACACTTATAGTCTTGCTGGTGGTAAAGATTATGCAAATGGTTCTAACCGAATGAAGGCAGATATTGCTGATATTGTTACTTCTTACAGACTATTCAATAATGATGATATTCCCGTCGATTACTTAATCATGGGACCAGGTGGAGGAACTAAGTACGAGTCTCAAGCAAAGGCTCAAGAACTTATTGCAATTGCAGAACTTAGAAAGGATTGCGTTGCGGTGATTTCACCACATCGTGGTGACATTGTTGACATTTCGGATTCTGAAGCACAAACAAATAACATACTTGAATTCTTCAATCCACTTTCATCCTCTTCTTATGCAATCTTTGATACTGGATATAAGTACACTTATGATAGATTTAACAACAAGTTTAGATATATTCCATGTAACGCAGACGTTGCTGGTCTATGTGTAAGAACTTCTATTGAATCATATCCTTGGTTCTCACCTGCTGGACAGCAAAGAGGTGCATTAAATAATGCAATCAAACTAGCATATAATCCAACTAAAGCACAAAGAGATCGTCTCTATCCTAAGAGAATTAACTCAATCGTTAATACTCCAGGAGTCGGAATCGTTCTATTTGGTGATAAGACTGCTCTCAGTTATCAGTCTGCTTTTGACAGAATCAACGTTCGTCGTTTGTTCCTAACAGTTGAGCAAGCACTTAAAAATGCAGCAAATGCACAACTCTTCGAACTCAACGATGAAATCACAAGAGCAAACTTCGTAAATATTGTTGAACCATACTTACGTGAAGTTCAATCTAAGAGAGGTGTTTTTGATTACCTAGTAATTTGTGATGAGACAAACAACACTCCCGATATCATTGACAACAATGAATTTAGGGCTGACATCTTCTTGAAGCCTGCTAAGTCTATCAACTTCGTCACACTTACATTTGTTGCTACCCGCACAGGAGTAAGTTTTGAAGAAGTTGCTGGTAGAGTTTGATCTAATCATAAATTAACTTAAGGGGGATTATTCTAAAATGGCTAACAACTCACCAACACTCAAGAATCTATCAGCATTTAAAACAAGACTTGCTGGTGGTGGCGCCAGACCAAATATTTTTGAAGTTGCACTAGATAACTTTCCTTCTGAAATCGCATCTTATTGGGGTTCAGAAGAAAAAGTAGACTTTAGATTCTTCTGCAAAACTGCACAATTGCCAGCTTCAAACGTTGCAGCAATTGAAATTCCTTTTAGAGGTAGAACTCTAAAAGTTGCTGGTGATAGAACATTTGATACTTGGTCAGTAACAGTTATCAACGATGAAGACTTTAGAATTAGACATGCTTTTGAAGCATGGTTAAATCTACTCTCCAAGCTTGATAACGCAACTGGTGCTGTAAATCCAGCTTCATACATGGTTGATGCAAATGTGTATCAACTAGGAAGAAGTGACAAACTTGAAGGAACAAAAGTTCGTACCGATGTCTCTCAAGCTGGTCCTGGTGGAACACCAACTGGAAGTGGAAATTCAACAGTCTTAAGATCTTATAAGTTCATTGACATTTTCCCAACCAACGTTTCTGCTATTGACGTTTCATACGATACTACTGATACCATTGAAGAATTCACCGTAGAATTCCAGGTTCAGTACTTTGAAATCAATGATGGTCCAGGAACCCTCAAATAATATAGGATAAATAGTAAGAAACGGACAATTAAATTATGGCTAGACTTTTTGGATTTTCAATTGAAGATTCAGATCCAAAGTCACCCACAGTCGTCTCCCCCGTTCCTCCAAATAATGAGGACGGGGTTGACCATTATTTAAGTACTGGGTTTTTTGGATCTTACGTTGATATTGAAGGTGTATATAGAACTGAGTTTGATCTACTCAAAAGGTATAGAGAAATGTCTCTTCACCCTGAGGTAGATAGTGCTATCGAAGACATTGTTAATGAAGCAATTGTTTCCGATTCTGACGACTCACCTGTAAAGATTGAACTATCTAATCTTAATGCTAGTGATGGTATTAAGAAAAAAATACGTCAAGAATTTAAAAATATTTTAGATCTATTGGATTTTGATAAAAAATGCCATGAGATATACAGAAACTGGTATATTGATGGCAGACTTTATTATCATAAAGTCATCGATTTAAAGAAACCAGAAGAAGGTATTCAAGAACTACGTTACATTGACGCAATGAAAATGCGTTATGTTCGTAAAACTAAGAAGGATAATAAAAATCCTGGCATTTTGGTCAGAAAAAATGATCAAGATCCCATGGATTATATTTTCCCAGAGGTAGAAGAATATTTCTTATATACTCCAAAACTTCAATATCCAAATTCAGCATCTGGTGGAATGAATGACTCTAAGGGAGTCAAAATTGCAAAAGATGCTATTACATACTGCACATCTGGATTGGTAGATAGAAATAAGGGAACTACACTATCATACCTTCACAAAGCAGTCAAGTCACTTAATCAACTTAGAATGATTGAGGACTCTTTGGTTATCTACAGACTTTCCAGAGCACCAGAACGTAGAATTTTCTACATTGACGTTGGTAATCTGCCAAAACAAAAAGCAGAGCAATATCTCCGTGATGTTATGATGAGATATCGTAACAAATTAGTGTATGATGCCAGCACTGGTGAGATTCGTGACGACAAAAAATTCATGAGTATGCTAGAAGATTTCTGGCTACCAAGACGTGAAGGTGGTAGAGGAACAGAAATTTCAACTCTTCCTGGTGGTCAAAATCTTGGAGAAATTACTGATATTGATTACTTCAAGAAAAAACTATACCAATCACTTAATGTTCCCCCATCACGAATGGATGGAGATAGTGGATTTAATCTAGGTCGTTCATCAGAAATTCTGAGAGACGAACTTAAGTTCACCAAATTCGTTGGACGTTTGAGAAAAAGATTCTCAAATATGTTTAATGATATGCTTAAAACTCAACTCATTCTTAAGAATGTTGTGACCCCAGAAGACTGGGAGATGATGAGTGAGCACATTCAATATGATTTCTTATATGATAATCACTTCTCTGAACTCAAAGAAGCAGAGTTGATGACAGAAAGATTAAATATGGTTGCAACTGCCGAACCATATATTGGTAAGTATTATTCTCAAGATTATGTAAGACGTAAGATTCTTCGTCAAACTGATGAAGAAATTGTTGAACAAGATAAACTTATCGAAAAAGAAATAAAAGAAGGGATTATTCCAGATCCAAATGCACTACCACCTGAGGCAGTCCCACCAGAAGGTGGTGCTCCTCAAATGGATCTTGGTCAACCAATGATGGAACCAGATATGGAATCCGATGCTGCAGTAGTTGCTCCACCAGAAATTGGAGTAAAAGATCTTAAAGATGCAGAGATCTAATAAATAAAGTCGTTACTTAAATTTAAAATCATGGATGATTTAATGGATATGATTGTACAGGATGAATCTCCTTCTAATATTAGTGATAAAATTAAGGATATTCTTTTTTCCAAAAGTGCAGAAAAAATTGACGCATTAAAACCTTCAATTTCAAACTCAATGTTTGATTTTGAAAGTGAAGATGAAGAAGAAGTATAAATAACTTATAAAGCACTTTTGTACTATGGCTAGAACACTATTGTTAGGTGGTGAGTCAGCACTGCCAACTGAAACTGGTACTGCTACAAGTTTTACTCAAGCATCTGCAGTACGTCTTGTAAACAATTCATCTACTGCATATCATGTAGTAGTTGTAGAAACTCAAGGTGGATCCATCATCGGATCAATGACGATGCCTGGAAATTCAGTTGAAATTCTTGAAAAGCAATATTCACATTGCGTATATGCTGAAAGTGGATCAGTGCGTGGAGCAAAAGTAGGATTTACTGCATAACCATGAAACTAATCAGAGAAGAAATCGAAAAGGTAGAAGTTATTACCGAAGAAAAGAACGGTAAAAAACTTCTTTATATTCAAGGACCTTTTCTCCAAACCGAACAGCAAAATCGTAACGGCAGAGTATATCGTCGCAACGTAATGGAGCGTGAGGTTAAAAGATATACTGAGCAACATATTTCTAAAGGTCGTGCTCTAGGTGAACTTGGTCATCCAGATGGTCCAACCATCAATTTAGATCGGGTTTCTCACAAAATTGTTTCTCTTGAGCAAAAGGGAAATGACTTCATTGGTAAGGCACAAATCCTATCAACACCAATGGGTAAAATTGCAGAGTCTCTTTTAAAAGAGGGTGTATGTCTCGGAGTTTCTTCCAGAGGTATTGGTTCTCTTCGTCCAACTAAAGAAGGTTATTCTGAAGTTGGTGAAGATT